CTATTCAATTTTTAGAAGACAATAGAATAGATATATTAACTCCAGATGATAGTACATCTGTAAAATATGGAGCCAACGCTCCAAACAATAAAGCATTTGTGGGTCTAGGCGCTAAAGCTAACGATAATGGTAATAGTATAGCAATAGACACTGACGTAGAGTTTCCAAAGGGAATAACTATATACGGTAGGTGGACAGAGTTTTCATTAGGTACTAGTACTGCTCATGGTGTAATATTATACTTTGGAATATAATGGCATTAGGATTAGGAGCAAGTTTATCATTTAGCACTAGGTGTGTTCCTTGTGGTGGTAGTGGTATGCGTGGTCTTTTCATGGCAACTCAAACAAGTACCTCAGGGTTTCAGTTTACAGATATATTTGCAGGTGTAACAAAACATACAGATGATGAGATAAAGCTGGTTATGGAGATAAAACTTACCCCGCCAGCAAAATGGGACGACAACTCAGATTATGATCCTGTTTATACTAGGTTTGAGCACGCTAATAATGGTACAAATGGAAATGCCACTGGGACGTTATACCTTAAAAAAGAAAATGGTGATGCTTTTTCCGGAACAGAAGGTTTAAGGGAATGGACTTTTACTGTACCTAAAGCTGATCACGACGGTAGCTATGGAGACACGTGGAGAATTATTTGGAACCCAGGTGGCGATACGCCAGAAGCTGGAGCTGCTTTCTTCATAAGAAACATGAGTATATATGTAACATCTGATGGTGGTACTCTTGGTGATAAGTTTTCTAAGACATGGAATTTTAGAAAATGTAAAGATGACGGTACTCATAATAGTAGCACTGATACCGATATGGTTGCTATTACTGTAGCTAAAGACGGTATAGAACCATACTCAATTGACCAAGGTACACTAACACTAACTAAAGGCTGGATGTTAGATGATTGGACCGACGGTTATAATTAAACAAAATTAAAAAATTAAATAACAAATTAAAATTAATTAAATGGCAGGAATAAATTCAGCAGAAGTAGCTTACGGCTTTGGTCAAATGGGTAGTGCTTATAGTAGTGGTGGTACTAAGATAACAGCGCCTCACGGTATGGTTATAGTAGCTATACAGTTTTTAGCAGATAATACTCCAACAGAGTTAACAGCATCAACAGAGGATAACGCTAGTTTTCCTGGTCACGATACGGCCGCTCACAATGGAGACGCTTATGACACGGTTGATGCATCAGTTGCAATTAACTCGGGAGCTATAGAAATATTAATACACAATACTAATGCGGCAGTTGGAGTAGCTGTTGGCGATTATGTTAATGGCGCAGGTTTTGCTTACGGAACTAAAGTTACAGCAATAAACACTTCATCAAGTGATAAGAAATTTACTATTGATACAGCGACAACCGCTAATATGGTCGACGATCAGCGTGTTTACTTTACGACACCTTGGAAGGGAGCTAGCACAACTGAAGGTACTGGTGGTGTTGCTTTTAGCGAAGGAACTGATGTTAAGTTTCCTAAGGGTTTAACTATATATGGCAGGTGGGTTAGTGTAACACCAGAATCAGATGATGATGGTGGCGTGATTTGTTATTTCGGAAACTAACACATTATGATAGGCCACTCGTTATTTATGCACAGTGGTTCGTCCAACAGTGTTTTCGCAAGCGACGATACCCCACCACCAACTTGGGATTGGATGCATGAAAATGTAATTTGGTATGACTTCACGGATGCCACGACTATATTTCAAGATAAAGCTGCTAGTAGCGTAGTTACAGCAGACGGACAAAACGTACAAAGAGTTAATAATAAATCTGTCCATAGTAGAAAAATATCTAATCACGTTGAGGCTATATATAGTTCAAATGAACCAGTGTATAAAACCGGTGGAACACAGAATTTAAATTATATAGAATTTGATGGCGATAGACTTTCCGCTGGTAGAACTCAGTTTGGTCAGTCCTACTCTAATCCTGTGGGACTAATTGATGGTGACTTATTTGGTTCTGATACAATTTTAGGAACACAATCACTAACAACGTTTATGGTTTTTAAACCAGACACTAGTTGGGATGGCTCTGATTATTTATTTCAGATTAGTGGTGATTATGAAAGTGATGAAGATGATATGTTGCATATTTCATATAGCATAAGAGAATCAGTCTCTGGGAACAACGATCATCCTCGTATAAGACTACAATTTCAATGGCCAACTTATCCAAGTGCAATGGGTGGTGAATATGATGATGACCAAGAAATAATAGCTAACCAAATTCACATGATCACCCATAGAATGGGTCACACAGGGGCTTCGGGTGAACATTTCGCATATCCTCCTGGGACGCTAAGTGTTATGTGGCTTGATGGTTATGATGCTAGCAGGGATATAGTACCTCTTACCGCAAATAATAATGCTTATGGTATGGCTTCTATGACAGGTGATAAAAATGTTACTTTCAGTCCAAATAGTTGGCCAAGTATAATTAGTATTGGTGCTAGATCAAACAGCTCTTCAGATGGCTCTGCTTTAGATAATTTAAAAGGAGAATTCTACGAGATAATTATGTTTGATTATACGTTAACAATGGAGCAGAATAATACTGTTGAGACTTACTTGAAAAATAAATATAATATATCGTAATGTTAGGTTTATACTCAGGGATACAATATCAAGATGCTATAGGTGCAACTACACAACCAATTGATATAGATGGATTAGTTGCTTGGTGGGATTTTACAGATAAATCATCAATGTATACGGACGCTGGATCAACTAACGTATCTAGCAATAACGATAAAATATATAGAGTAGATAACAAAGCTTATACTCTACAAAATAATAATACTAGCGCTTTAGGAAAATATTTAGAGCAAGAAGTAGAAGCAAAAAGACCAACACATATAGTTGGAACAGGCGCACCTTGGTATCATGCTCCATTTTATAATAATGAATTTCCTCACGCTAAGTTTTATCAGGATGTTCCCAATGATATAGCTCAGTATTTATACGCTTACAGAAATGGGGCAGGTAAAATGAGTGATGGTGTTTTAAGTGCTACTACAAAAAGCATGAGTTCTTTTACTCAATTTTTTGTATATAGATCAAAACAAAGATATCTCAACAAGAAACAGTATATGTTTGGAATGTGGGGTTATGATTTAGATACTACCTCATTTTTTGGACCATTTGCAACTCAATCACAAATGAATTTTCAATCTGATTATGGATTTGATGTTGGTAATTCTAATGTTAATCTTAGACAGCCATACACTAGGTTGACACTGCAGAATAAAGTTTGGAATAATACTTTAAAACAATGGTTTTCTTTTATTGAAAATGGACACCCAACTGATAGCATGAATGCAACTGAAATGAATAAATTTCAATTCTGGACAGTAAAAGTTAATGGCACTCAAACTAGTTCTAGTTCAGCCCCTTATCTTAGAGGTGGTAGGTTGTATAAAAATGGAAATAGAACTATAGGTATAGATGAAAATACTTTTACTAGTTATGATGATGATGGTGATTGCGGTATAGGTGATAATAATTGTTTCGCTAATACTATAGGAGGTGGTGCCACGCCAGCAGAGAATCTGAATAATGGTATACCGATACCAATGGAACCATCACACGTAACTATTGGCACGAACCCGACAGCACCTAATGCGTATAGTGGAAGCTGGAGCAACGAAGATGGTCATATAGCGGGACAACAAAGTTTGTTTGATACGGAGGTATACGAGGTGATATATTATGATAGAGCGTTGACTAACAATGAAACACTTCAAGTAGAAGAGTATTTAAAAGTAAAATATGGTACAAGAAAATCATATGATGATAATTGGTGTATTACTGGATTTAATTGTCCAGGAGACCCTTACGGACCGTAACGAATACGGAAATTTTTAACTTAAATAAAATTAAATAAATTATGGCAAAGAAAAAAGAATCACTAAAAGATATTAATGTAGATTTAAAACCAAGAGCTGAAAAGATATCAGAAGAGCATTTACAACACATGCGTAGATTGGTTAATTCTATTAGCACTCTTCAGTTTAACATAGGAAAAGTGGAAACACAAAAACACACGATGTTACACAACCTATCTATAACTCAAGATAAAATAGCTGTATTCCAAGATACTTTGAAAAAAGAATATGGAACTTTTGATGTTAATATAGAAGATGGTAAGATAAATTGGCCAGAGGAATCTAATGATGAAAAATAATATCATTAGAAAGATAACGATAGGTAAAGACTACAAAAACGATTCGATGCACTACGCTGTAGGTCAAGAGGTTTACGGCGGGCATCAAATCTGTGATATAATAGAAGAAGATGAAAAGTACTCTATTTATATCAGAAAAGAAGATGTAGTTATACCTTGGAAAGATTTCAATAAAAACATGGCAATATCAGTTGAGTATAATTTAGAATACTAATGAAAGCTTACAAAGACTTTATAGTATCACCAATAGGCCAAAGATATAATAACTCTAAAAAAGTTGGTGAAAAAGAACTTATACTTAACACGGAGGTTTTTAACCACCAGTACGTCAATAGGAAAGCGAAGGTGATCGCTACTCCCCTGCTATTTTCATCACCTATTAAAGTGGGTGATGAAGTAGTAGTTCACCACAATGTCTTTAGAAGATGGCATAATATAAGAGGTGAAGAGAAAAATAGTAGATCATATCTCAGTGAGGACAAATACATCATATCTGAGGATCAAATATTTTTATATAACAATAAAGCTACAAGCGGATATAGTTTTGTTAAACCAATAAAATCAACAAACCCGTATCACTATAGATTAAATCTGGATGTGGAAAAACCATTAGTTGGTGTAATTAAATACTCTGATGGAACGTTTGACACAGGTGAATTAATAGGTTTTAAACCAGGTAGCGAGTATGAGTTTGTTATCAATGGTGAAAGATTATATAGAGTTATGAATCAATTTATTACAATTAAATATGAATATCAAGGAAACGAAGAAGAATATAATCCAAGCTGGGCACAAAGCAGTTGAGGAACTAATTAAAGTAGCTAGAGAAGAAATAGTTGATTCAGACGAGGATATATCAGCTGATAGATTAAAGAATGCAGCAGCTACAAAGAAGTTAGCTATATTTGATGCTTTTGAAATATTAAACAGAATCCATGAAGAAGAGAACATGCTTGAAGGAAAACCTTTAGAAGAAGAAAAGAAAAACACTTTCAAGGGATTCGCAGAGGGAAGATCTAAGTAATGTACGAGCAAACTCTATATAAGGTTGTAGAACCTATAAAATTAAATACCATTAAGAGACTTAATAAGTCTAAAAAGTGGGAATACGGTTATAACAAGGAAAATGATATTATTAGTATTAGTAAGAGCGGACAGATTGGTGAAGTACTTGAAATCCAAGATCTTCAAATAGCTTTACCTAAACCGCCAAAAGAAATATATAAATGCAGTGAAGTAAAATCAGAACAAAAGTGGAAACAATTTCCAGCTAACCCTGATTTTAAAAATATAAAAACAGTATTCGATTGGCAAGACTATCCAGATGATTTTAAAGAAAAACATTATGGATATATAGATGAGGAGTTTAAGAGAAGAGAAGAGGGTTTTTGGTTTATGAACAATGGTAAACCAACTTATATTACAGGAACACACTATATGTATCTACAGTGGAGCAAGATAGATGTTGGGGCTCCAGATTTTAGAGATGCAAACAGATTATTCTTTATATTTTGGGAAGCTTGTAAGGCGGATAAAAGATGTTATGGAATGTGTTATTTAAAAAATAGACGTTCTGGTTTCTCTTTTATGAGTTCAGCTGAAACTGTTAATTTAGCTACATTAGCGAGTGATAGTAGATTTGGGATACTCTCTAAAACCGGTGCTGACGCGAAGAAGATGTTTACAGACAAGGTGGTACCGATTAGTATTAATTATCCATTCTTCTTTAAACCAATACAGGACGGTATGGACCGACCAAAGTCCGAACTCGCTTACAGGGTACCTGCCAAAAAGTTTACTCGTAGAAAAATGAGGGAACGAGAGGAGCAAGATGACATGGAAGGATTGGACACTACTATAGATTGGAAAAATACAGGTGATAATAGTTATGACGGTGAAAAACTATCTTTACTAGTACACGATGAGAGTGGTAAATGGGAAAGACCTGATAATATAAAAAATAACTGGAGAGTTACAAAAACTTGTTTACGATTGGGTAGTAGGATAGTTGAAAAATCTATACTATAACTCAGATGTCACAAAAAGAAATCGTAATGGACAGACTAAGTCAGGATTATATTCTTTGTTTATTCCTATGGAATGGAATTACGAGGGATTCATTGATGAATTCGGACGACCTGTATTTAATGATCCTAAAGAACAAGCATTTGATCCTCACGGAATAGAAATAGATCAAGGCGTTATAGATCACTGGGAAAACGAAGCTGAAGGATTAAAAGAAGATCAAGATGCTTTAAATGAATTTTATCGTCAGTTTCCAAGAACAGAAGAGCATGCTTTTAGAGACGAAACAAAAAATAGTTTATTTAATCTTATAAAAATATACGAGCAAATAGATTATAACGAGGGAAATAGAAATTCATCTGTGTTAACAACTGGTAATTTTCAGTGGTTAAGTGGAAAGAAAGATACCTTAGTAACATTTAATCCAGATTTAAACGGTAGGTTTAAGATTAGTTGGGTGCCAGGTATTAAACTGCAAAATAATGTTATATTAAAAAACGGTATTAGATATCCAGGTAATGAACACATGGGTGCATTTGGATGTGACTCGTATGATATATCTGGAACAGTAGATAAAAGAGGATCTAAAGGAGCTTTACACGGGTTAACTAAGTTCTCAATGGAAGATGCTCCAGCTAATACATTCTTTTTAGAATATATAGCAAGACCACAAACAGCTGAGATATTTTTTGAAGATATATTAATGGCGTTAGTTTTTTACGGCATGCCAATATTAGCAGAAAACAACAAGCCAAGATTACTATACTATTTAAAAAGAAGAGGATACAGAGCGTTTAGTATGAATAGACCTGATAAAGTTTGGAACAAATTATCAGTTGCAGAAAAAGAAGTTGGCGGAATACCAAATTCAAGTGAAGATATAAAACAAGCTCACGCTGCTGCAATTGAAATGTATATTAACGATCACGTTGGACAAGTTGAAGAAGGTAACTACGGTAATATGTATTTTAACTCCACTCTAAATGATTGGGCTAGATTTGACATAAACAAGAGAACAAAACACGATGCTTCAATAAGTTCGGGTTTAGCAATAATGGCTTGTAATAGACATTTATATAAACCAAATCCAGATAGAAATAAGACCACATTAAACCTTGGGATATCAAAATACAATAACAAAGGATTTCAATCAACAATAATAAAACAATAATATGACAGAGCCTGTTATAAACTTTCCGTCTCAAGCGGTTGGTGATTTAGAAAAATTAAGTCAAGAGTATGGTTTAAAGGTAGCTAGAGCTATTAAGCATGAGTGGTTTTCTAGTACGACCGCTGGTGGCAAAGATAGACATAACTATAATTTAGATAACTTTCATAAATTAAGATTATATGCTAGAGGTGAACAACCTATTGAAAAGTATAAAAATGAATTATCTATTAATGGTGATTTGTCTTATCTTAATTTAGATTGGAAACCCGTCCCTATAATTCCTAAGTTTGTGGACATTGTTGTCAACGGTATGTCTCAGAGAAACTACGAGATAAACTGCTTTTCACAAGACTCGTATGGTATGAGCAAAAGAACAGAGTATATGGATTCTATAATAAGAGATATGGAATCTAAAAACTTTAACAATTTAGCTCAGAAAACTTTCGGTATGGATCTGTATGAAAACGATCCAGACGAATTACCTGACACTCAAGAGGAGCTAGCTCTACACATGCAATTAAATTACAAACAAGCGGCTGAGTTAGCGGAAGAGCAAGCCATAAACGTTTTAATGGAAGGTAGTGATTATGATTTAGTAAGAAGAAGAGTATTGTACGACTTAACAACTATAGGTATTGGAGTTACAAAAACAACTTTTGATTGGAATGATGGTGCTGAAGTTAAATACGTAGATCCAGCTAACGTTGTTTACTCTCACACCGACTCGCCTTACTTTGATGATATATACTACGTTGGAGAAGTTAAAGAGATACCAATAAATGAATTGGTAAAAGAGTTTGAAAATTTAACGGAATCTGAAATAAAAGAAATAACAGAAACATCATCTGATCCGGTTAGTTATAGAACGAACGCTGACAAAAACAAGGTTCACGTTTTATATTTTAACTTCAAAACACATATGAATAATGTTTATAAGTTAAAGAAAACTTCAACAGGTGCAGATAAAATTATTGAAAAAGATGACTCTTTTAATCCACCTATTGAAAGTATGAATGGTGAGTATAGTAGGTTAGATAGAGTTGTTGAGGTATTATACGAAGGTGTATATGTTGTTGGATCAGATAAGTTACTTAGATGGAAAATGTGTGATAACATGATGAGGAGTCAATCAGACTTTAATAAGGTTAAAATGTCTTATCAACTCGTAGCACCTAGAATGTATAACGGACAGATTGAGTCTTTAGTAAAAAGAATAACTGGGTTTGCTGATATGATACAGTTAACTCATTTAAAGATTCAACAAGTAATGGCGAGAATGGTTCCTGACGGTGTTTACTTGGATGCTGATGGTTTAGCTGAAATAGATTTAGGTAATGGAACAAACTATAATCCACAGGAGGCTTTAAACATGTTCTTCCAAACTGGTTCTGTTATTGGTAGAAGTTTCACCGGAGACGGAGATATGAATCCTGGTAAGGTACCTATTCAACAAATAAACAATGGGGTTAATGGTGGTAAACTACAAGCTTTAATACAAACGTACAATTACTATCTACAGATGATAAGAGATGTATCTGGTTTAAATGAAGCTAGAGATGGTAGTATGCCAGATAAAAACGCTTTAGTTGGAGTTCAAAAACTAGCTGCAGCAAATTCAAACACTGCAACAAGACATGTCTTGCAGGCCATGTTGTATTTAACTGTTAGATCAGCTGAGTGTTTATCGTTAAGAATATCAGATATAATCGAGTATTCACCCACTAAAGAAGCTTTTATAAGATCAATAGGTGCACACAATGTTGCCACGTTAGATGAACTCAAAGAATTACATCTTCATGATTTTGGTATATTTATAGAGTTGACACCAGACGAAGAGGAGAAAGCTATGTTGGAAAATAATATACAACAAGCGTTATCGCAAAAACTAATAGATTTAGATGATGCTATAGACTTGCGTAATGTTAGAAATTTAAAATTAGCTAACCAACTTTTAAAAGTTAAGAAAAGAAAGAAAGAACAGAGAGATCAAGAACTTCAACAACAAAATATCCAAGCTCAATCACAAGCTCAACAGCAACAGCAACAGGCGGCGGCTCAAGCTGAGGTTCAAAAAGAACAAGCGAAAGCTCAAGTAGCTGGACAACTAGAGCAAACAAAAAATGCTTTAAAAATAGAATTTTTAAGACAGGAAGCTCAAGTTAAAAAAGAACTAATGGAGTTTGAATTCTCATTAAACTCAAAATTAAATTCTCAAGAAAGAGAGACAGCAGCACTAAATGAAAGAACAAGAGAAGATAGAAAAGATGATAGAGTGGATAGACAAGCTGCACATCAAAAATCCATGATAGACCAAAGAAGTGGTGTAAACCCACTTAAAAACTTTGAGTCGTCAGGTAATGATATAGTTACGGGAGGTGCAGGAATCGACAGGTTCGGCGCTTAATATTTAATATTTTATAAAATTTTATTATGACAGAAGAAAACAATGAGGTGCTTGAAGAAGTTACCGAAGAGCAAGTTGAACAACCGAAGGAAGAGGTTGTTGAACAAAAAATAGATGAATCAAAATTTCAAAGCGCGGGAGATGACAGCGTTATTAAAGTTGATTTAAGTAAACCACCAGTTCAAGAAAGCGAAGAGGTTAAAGAAGAACCCGCTAAAGAAGAAAAGGTGGACGTGGTCGAAGAAACAGAGATTAAAGAAGAAGTTGTTGAAGAGCAACCTGTATTACAAGAGATTACAGAAAAAGAAGTTGAAAAAGTAGAGGAGCAAATAGAGGAGGCTGTAATTAAATCGGAAGAAACTGGAAAACCATTACCGGAGAATATTCAAAAGCTAGTAGACTTTATGGATGAAACGGGAGGTAATCTACAAGACTACGTTAATTTAAATAGAGATGTATCCAAGATGGACGACTCTGAGGTACTAGATGAGTACTATAGAGAAACCAAATCTCATTTATCACCTGAAGAAAGAAGTTTCTTATTAGAAGATACCTTTGGTTATGATGACGAGATAGATGATGCTAAGGATATAAAGAAAAAGAAAATAGCCCTTAAAGAGCAAGTTGCCGAGGCTAGAGCCCACTTAGACAGGCAAAAGTCTAAATACTATGAAGAAATCAAAGCTGGGTCAAAGTTGACTCAAGAACAACAAAAAGCTGTTGACTTCTTTAATAGATACAACAAACAGAATGAAGAGCAGGATGTTAAAAATACTGCTGCAAAAGATCTTTTTATAAAAAGAACTGATAATGTTTTTAATGACAAATTCAAAGGTTTTGAATATAATGTTGGAGAAAAAAGATATAGGTTCAATGTTAAAGATGTTAACAAGGTAAAGGAAACTCAAAGTGATATAAATAACTTTATTAATAAATTTGCTAATAAAGATAAATCTGGAATCGAAGATTTCGATGGTTACCACAAGTCTCTATTTACCGCTATGAATGCTGACGCAATTGCTAATCATTTTTACGAGCAAGGAAAAGCTGATGCTATAAAAGGTCAAGTTGCAAAAGATAAAAACATAAACCTCAATCCTAGAGAAACTCACAAGGAGGTAAAAACCAATGGGTTTAAATATAGGGTTGTAGGTGATTCTGCTGATGATTTCAAATTTAAAATTAACAAGAAAAAATAATTTAAAAATAATTTATTATGGCAATTTCATCAAACGTTGCACCGGCAGCAGCGCCGTTAAAACAAACATTAGCTTCGGCTTATATTGATTTTACAGGTGCTGGTAATGACTGGGCGCAACAATATTTACCAGACCTTATGGAAAAGGAAGCTGAGATATTCGGTAATAGAACTATCTCTGGTTTTCTTAATAAAGTAGGGGCTGAAGAGGCTATGCAATCTGATCAGGTCGTTTGGTCTGAACAAGGTAGACTACACCTAGCTTATGGTGGTCACATGAATAATGCGACTACAATTGATATCGATACTGATGCTGACGGACAGAATCCGGGTAACTACAAGCAAAATGGTTCAGCTACACAATCTAAAGATCACGGTATTAGAAAGGGAGACATGCTTTTAGTTGCGTCTGCTACTACTACTCAAACAGCTATTGTTACAGATGTGGCTACTACTGAGGGTCGTATTACTGTTGGTCCCTATGGATCTGCATTACCATCTTCTGGAAACATAAAGGTTCTAGTTTTTGGTTCTGAGTATTCAAAAGGAATGATCGGTAGAGACGAAGTTAACACACCAGGTTTTAAATCTTATGACAACAAACCAATCATTATTAAAGATAGGTACGAGATCTCAGGATCTGATGCTTCTCAAATTGGTTGGGTTGAAGTTGCTGGAGAAGAAGGACAAGGTGGTTACTTGTGGTATCTAAAAGCTTCTGGCGATACAAAAGCTAGATTCACTGATTACTTAGAAATGGCAATGATTGAAGCTGAAAAAGTAACTGGCACGGGTGGTACAATCAATCAGAATGGAGCTGTTGCTGCTGAAGGTACTGAAGGTTTATTCAAAGCTCTAACTACAAGAGGTAATGAATCAACTGGTATCAACGGTGTTAACGCTGCTACTGATTTAGCTGAGTTCGACTCTATACTAGCTGAGTTCGACAAGAATGGTGCTATTGAAGAAAATATGATGTTTGTTAATAGAGCTACTGCTCTAGCAATGGACGACATGCTTGCTTCAATGAATTCTTATGGTGCTGGAGGTACTTCTTATGGAGTATTCCAAAACGACGAGAACATGGCATTAAATTTAGGTTTCTCAGGATTTAGAAGAGGTTCTTATGACTTCTACAAATCTGATTGGAGATACTTAAATGATAGATCAACTAGAGGTTTAATTAACGATATGGATACTGTTAATGCTATCAGAGGTGTTATGATACCTGCTGGTGTAACTTCAGTATATGACAAAAGTTTAGGAAAGAATATGAAAAGACCTTTCTTACACGTTCGTTATAGATCTTCTGCTACAGATGATAGAAAGTTCAAGACTTGGACTACTGGTTCTGTAGGAGCTGTTACTTCTGATATTGATGCAATGGAGATGCATTTCTTATCAGAAAGATGTTTAGTTGTACAAGGTGCAAATAACTTTATGTTATTGAACTAGTACGCGTATTTGATCAGGTCGGGCTTAATCTCCCGACCTTTTCATATTTATTAATTTTTATTATATTATATTATGGCAAAAGAAAAAGAAGAAGTTGTAGAGACTGTTGAATCTGTTCCTACTAACTTTAAAGCTAAAAAAACAAGATCCGTAAAAGAGGTCAAAAAAGAAATAGCTGTTGAAGAAAATATTAAAAGAATTATCGATGATTCACCTACAGTTTATAATGATACTTGGGAAATTAAAGATAGAGTTTATATTTTGAAAAATGGTAGATCACCATTAAGCAAATCTATTAGAGCTACCAATATCCATTGGTTTGATGAGGAAAAGGGTTACGAAAGAGAATTAAAATACTGTTCTAATCAAAGAACGTGTTTTGTTGACGAAATGAAAGGTGACCAAAGATTAGAACACATTATATTTAGAAATGGTGTTTTATTTGTTCCTAAGAATAAGACAGTTCTTCAAAAACTGTTATCAATATATCACCCACATTTAGATAAAATATATTTTGAAGATAAACCAGAAGCTAATGCTGTATCTGAAATAGATATGTTAGAGTTGGAGATTGATGCTTTAAATATGGCTAGAAGTTTGGATATAAATACATGTGAAGCTATAATGCGTGTAGAGAAAGGATCTGAGGTATCTAACATGAGTTCTAAGGAGCTTAAAAGAGATTTACTACTATTTGCTAAAAACAATCCTTTATTGTTCTTAGAATTAGCGGATGATGGTAATGTTGAATTAAGAAACATTGGTATAAAAGCTTCTGAACAAGGTATAATTCAATTATCACCAGATCAAAGAACTTTTATATGGGCCTCAACTAATAGAAAGTTGATGACAGTTCCGTTTGATGAGCATCCATATTCAGCGCTTGCTGCTTGGTTTAAGACTGACGAAGGAATGTCTATATACAATCAAATAGAGAAGAGACTAAAATAATAGTTTTAAAGCAGTTAAATGTAGCCACCTCAACAGGGTGGCTATTTTTATTTAGGGGCTAACCTTCCACTTTATTATGTAACTATAATATAGTAAAATATATTATATTATGAATAAATCGAAAGGACTTGGGGATACAATTGAAAAGTTTACTAAATTTACTGGTGTAAAATCATTAGCTCAAATGGGAGCTAGGATAGTTGGAAAGAAAGATTGTGGTTGCTCGAAACGTAAAGATTGGTTAAATCAAAGATTTCCCTATAAAAAACAATAAGAAATGGTAAATATAGATACAGTATATCAAAAGGTTTTAGCTATATGTAATAAAGAACAGAGAGGCTATATAACGCCTCAGGAGTTTAACTTGATGGCTAACAAGGCTCAACTAGATATATACGAAACATATTTTCACAAGATGAAAACATCTTATCATAAACCTAAAAATCAACAAGGGGTTGGGTTTGATGATATAGAAATGATACAAGCTAAGTTACAACCTTTCATGGTTGATATATCTAATGTTAACATTGAAGTTGAATCAGATTCTACTATACTAAACACAAACGCTTTTGACAATTCAGTGTACAAAATAAACACTGTATCAATATGGGGTACTGAGATTGTTGAGGTTTCTAAAAAAGAACTACTAATGATAAATAGTAATCCCTTAACATCTCCAACGTGGAACAGACCTGTTTATGTTAGGGAAACTAATAAGAGATTTAGAGTGTATCCACTTATAGATGGAACTGAATATGTAATATCTTATTGGAGAAAACCAAAAGACCCGGTGTGGTCTTATGTGGTTGTTAACCAAAAAGCTCTATACAACTTTAACAACGCAGTCCATTTTGAATTGCATTCATCAGAAGAAGAAAAGTTAGTAACAAGAATATTAATGTTGGCAGGCGTCTTGTTAGAAAAACCAGACTTAACTCAAGCTGCCTCTATTGATTCAGTTAGAACCGCTAAAGAACAAAACGAATAATTATGGGATTACTAAGTCAAAATCAAGAGGAGTATTATGGATCTGGTAACGCCGCTAACTACGGTGATTATCAATTTACAACTTTGGATAACATTATAGATGCCTTCATGGTGATTTATGTTGGTGAGGATAAGATAATATCAAAAATAAATAGAACCGATGTACAGTTCCACGCCATGAGAGCAACACAAGAGCTCTCTTACGATGTTTTTCGTTCTGTTAAATCTCAAGAAATTGAAGTTCCGAATACTTTAAAAATGATACTTCCTCAGGATTACGTTAATTATGTTAAGTTGGTTCGAGTTGATAGCAATGGTATAGAAAGAGTTCTGTATCCAACGGGTAAAACATCAAATCCATTTGCTATAAAGCAGGATGAAAATGGCACATATCAATTTGAAACTGTAAATGGAGTTCCTATTCTACACGAGGAAACAAGTACCACTTTGACTAACTACCAAGCACAAGGTTCAACAAGTGAAAACGCTGACGACACTGATGATTTAAGAATGGATTATAGAGGTAGAAGATATGGTTTAGATCCTCAATACGCTCAATCAAATGGTTCTTTTTATATAGACTACAATAGAGGTTATATACACTTTGGTTCTTCTTTAGCTGGCCAAACAATAACATTAAAATATATAAGTGATGGATTGGGAACTGACGCTGAAATGGTTGTTCACAAGTTCTGCGAAGAAGCTTGTTATAAATGGATAGCTTACGGTGTATTATCTACAAGATCTAATATGCCAGAATATGTGGTTCAAAGATTTAAAAAAGAAAAGTTTGCTGAGACTAGAAAAGCAAAAATTAGATTATCTAATATTAAGATGGAAGAATTCACTCAGGTTCTCAAGGGAATGGGTAAACAAATAAAATAGTATTATGCCAGAAATTAAACACGATTTTACAGGTGGTAAAATGAACAAAGATGTCGATGAAAGACTTCTTAGAAATGGAGAATACAGACACGCGGAGAATATTCAAATTAGAACTACAGATTCTAATGGAAGTGGAGACGGTGTGGGAGATTCTGGTACAGCTCAAAATATAAAAGGTAATAGGGTTGTTGCAGAAGTAGATGAAATGTACTGGCATCAACTCTCAGACAGTTTTAAGCATATTTGTGTAGCTTCTATTGCTGATGAAAAAAGTGATAAATCATACTGGTTTATGGGTACTAGTATTGTTGAACCCTTATTGTATAGTACCACTCAAGATGCGGTTACCTTAGAAGTGACAACATCTTTTAATACTTCTATTTTATCTGGCTGGCAACATAGAGTGTACACTGATTTAATAATAGAATACAGGTCTGATGGTACACATAAAATTGTTGTTGCTGATACTTTTAAAATTATAGATAGACTAAACAATGTGGTCGCTACTACAACTGGAATAGATGTCACAACTGGTTGGTCTCAACTTACTATGAATTCACTTTGGCAAGGTGTAATTAGACCTGGTATGGTAATGCAAGCAGTTGGTACAAATGGCTTGTTGTTTGAAAAACCACCGGTGATTAAAGCTGTTGATGGTATAAATGTTATGTTTAATGAAGAGGTTTATGTAGATTTGTCTCAAGCTATAATGTTAACCTTTTCAGCGCCAAGAGTTTTAAACTTTTCCGTAACAGAAGGGAGCCAGTCGTATAGGGATTTTATAACTGGAATAAATATTATAGACAACTTATTATTCTGGACCGATGGTAATAGCGAACCTAAAAAAATAAATATTGATAGATGTATAAGCGGAACACCACAGTCTACACAAAGTGATATATACAAGCACACCAAGGTTCACGTTGAAGATGGTAATAGAGATTTAGTGGACGTTAATACTCTTGAAAATGAATTAGATAACGGTGGAGTTGATGATGGTTCTGGTGTTAATAGTTATTTAAAAGAAGAGCATTTAACCGTGATAAGACCAGCCCCAAGGTCAGCGCCGACTTTAAAGATGTCTAGAGCAACTAGAGTTGGAACATCAAATATTTCCTTCACGTACGCATTTGTTGATACTGGTTCAAATTTAGTTTTAGAGCAAAACGAAACATTTATTATTGAATCTAATAACTTTTCTTCAACTACTTTTAAACCAAATGATCTTCTTTTAATATCTAGCCCAGATGATTTAACAGTTAAATTTAATGCTGTATTCGACACTTACTTACTAGGTGATAGTGAAACTAGTACTACCACAGAGTCTCAATCCGCAACATCTATTATTAGAATAAAAACGACACAAGGAAACCTAAACGTAACTATAGCCACAACATCGTGGAACATGAATCTTGTTCAACCAAACCCTCTGTTTGAATTAAATTTAGTTAGATTCGCGTATCGTTACCAATATGAAGACGGGGAATATTCAGCTATATCACCTTGGTCTGAAGTCGCTTTTCTACCAAAACCATTTGGATATACAACTAAAAATGCCTATAATATTGGTATGGAAAATGATTTAAGAGATCTTAAGATAAGAGATTTTTTACCATACAAAAAACCTTTAGACGTTAAGAAAGTTGATATATTATACAAATCAACTAGCTCTCCTAATGTTTACATAGTTGAGTCGGTTGAGAGAAACAAGAGCGCTGAGTGGGAACTTTTTACACCTAAAGGTTCTAGCGATTTAACTATAAAAAGAGGTGAATTATCTATAACATCCGAGATGGTACATAGAGTTTTATCATCAGATCAAGTGTTGAGGGGTTGGGATAATGTTCCTAGAGTTGCTTTATCACAAGAGATAACAGGAAATAGATTGGTTTACGGTAATTACATACAGGGCTATAACTTGGATGCAAAAGTTAGTTTAATACATTCTATACAAAGTAATGATTCACCAAACATTTCTACGCCTAAAAAGTCTATAAAATCCATGAGAGACTACAAGATTGGAATGGTTTTTGGAGATAAGTACGGTAGAGAAACTCCTGTTTTAGAAGCTAGCTACGCGATGGGAATGGACTTAGATGGCGCTGATCATATGGTTTCTACAAATGATATTTCTGTTCCTAAAAGATTATCAGTTCGTCAAAATTCATTTACTGTTAAACAAATATGGGGTGATTTAAGTTTAGAAGAAACACCACCAACCTTGAATAATGGTGGATGGATGGATTACGTTAAATACTATATTAAAGAAGTGTCCAGCGAGTATTACAACATAGTAATGGATAGATGGTACGCTTCTGGCGACCAAGGGACATTGTGGTTGTCTTTTAATTCCGCTGATAGAAATAAAGTAGATGAGGATACCCATTTAATACTAAAGAATAGAAATGGTTCAGACGCGGCTGTTTTAACTAAAGCTAGATATAAAATTATAGCTATAAAAAGCGAAGCACCTGAATACATAAAAACTTATTACAACTTATTAGGAGACGTAGAAATAAGTAATTCAAATACGACTGAAAGTGGTGGGGCACTCAATACTGATACAGCGAGTGCTGATTACAACCCATCTACTATATGGGGAGTTAACACTCCAAACAGTGGTACTCCTAGTGGTCTATGGTCGGGTGATAAATGGCTTAGGATTAAAAAATCAGACTGGCAGAAGTCTGGTATTGGTGGAGATAATAATGAAAAATCTTTTGGTAAAGATATAACTGGCACTGTAGAATGGAGAATTAAAGCTTGTTCTAACTCTGTATGTTTAGATACTCCTTGGACAAAAGCAACTAGTGTGCACAGATCTGGTGAAAGTGGCGCTTTTATTCAAGTTAACTGGACACCAACGTTGGAACAGGGTAAGTTTGATTTATACAATCAGTTTATTGAATTAAATGCTGGTGGTTGGACAGAGTATGATGTAGCTAGTATGGTTTATCGTGTAGAGTTTAGAGAGAGTGTTGTAGAAAATAAACCCGAATTTGATGGTAAGTTTTTCGTTAAAATAAATATGGACGCTACGACTAGTGATAACATACAAACACTAGGTCAAGCAACATACATACCTGACTCAACCCACGATTTATACTACATATCTTCTACTACCAATAGTAATGCAACCTCTCCTATTTCTACTGTCACTAGTTCCGGTACGTTTTATTCTGGCCAAGACGATGGTTGGTTTTTAGATGCTTTTGACAATGTTACAGCTAGTGCGGATTACGACTTTGAGTTTACTAACGCAAGTGAAATGCTGATAAGTTCGGATGGTTCTTATGAAATGGCTGAGTCATATATTATAACCGATGGGCTTGATGATGCTCTACCAGATTATGTTTCACAAGGTCCAGTTGGTGGCTTCAGTCCTTTTGGTTCATGTTCGGCTAACTATGACGAGATGACAAGGGACTTTTGGGAAGACTGGTACGATATTCCAAATTTTGGTGCCTTTTGGTTTTTCACGCTTGACGAGTTTGGTAAGGATAAAGTTTTTATGGATAACACTAATACTTGTGGTATAAGGTATTTTGCGGGAGAGCAATGGGATAGTGGTTTGAATCCACAGGCAGATAGCGTTTGGGATGCATCAAGTGGAAAGGGTCCAAATGGTGAAGGAGGTTGGAGCCCAAATGTTTTTAAAGAAGGGGAAAAACCAGGTCAGTACACTGGTGCTGGTGATCAAGGTAATTGTTTTTACAAAGGTGTTGGATCGAATTATGATGGTAGTTTTGGAGCACAGGGCGATACACTAGGTTCTGTTGCTTTATCGTGGTCGGCTGGTAGTTTTGATGGTGATTGGGATTGGGGAGAACCAGCATTAATAACAGCACTTTCAACGCCAGGTACTTTTTTTAAATTTAATGGAGATGGTAGTGGAGCTATATATAAAACGCTCGGTTGTTTATACGAGGCTGAATCATCTAACTTCCATAAAAGATTAGACGATAGTGATGGTGGTGGTTTACCAGTTCAAACTCAAGTTGTGAATGGTGCCTATACAAACATGGAACTTGTTAACTGCACTCAATATTCAGGTGTTAATACTTATGGTACTCTATATACCTGTACAGACGGGTCAACCGTTAATACTTGTACAGATGGTTGGGGTGCTGCTTGTGGCCAAACATTTACAGAAGTAAATTATTGTGGTACTAAAGATGAGAAACATCCTATTAACAGAAGAAGAACAAGATGGATTGAGTTTAGAAAGGTTGTACCAGAAACTGGACAAACATTAAACGTTGGATTAGATCCTGAGGAATTTGATCCAAGAAATTTAATTCACCATGATGGTAGAGATTCCACGAGTATAACAATATTAACTGTAACCCAAGAAGAAAGTGAGAACGCTATTATTAATTCACCTATTGGTGCTGTGTTTGAAACTGAACCAAAGGAAAGTGCTGATTTAGATATATATTACGAAGCTAGTAGTTCTATACCTATGTCACTTAACAAGAATAACGCTTTTGATTTCGCGCCAATAGACTCTAGGGTTATTGTTTTTAGAAACGTGGTTAATCAAGAAAATATGTTTGAAGAGGTGGATTATCATGGTTACGAAACCGCTATGGGTTTTAGTAAGAACTTGATAAATCATAGGGTTGGTAATATATTTTTTACTAATATAAATGAGAAAACCAACAGTAACGTCGATGACTCAGATGTTATAATACAATTAGTCGGTGATGCAACTTTAGTTCCTGGTGGTTCTTTTGAAGTTGATGAAGACCCACTATTAGTTAAAGAGGTTGTTAAAGTAGGTGATACTCTAAAGTTTAGACACTCTGATAACACAAGTACTAAGAGTAAGGTTACGGGAACATATGAACCTATAGATCCTAATACTGGTACTTTTACCGCATTATCCACGGATGATAATGATCACGGTGTCGTTAGTGGACCTAAAGCTTTCAGAAAAATAAATCCACTAACTGTTACTGCTGAATTTAACAGTACTACAGGTGTTTTAGAGGCTAACCCAGCAGATGTTCCAACTGAAATAGTATCTATGAATAGCGATTACTATGTTAGCTCTGTTGTGTTTATCAGTGAAATTATATCTATTTTATTTGGTATAAATGTTCCAATTGTTATTGAGATACCGAACGGCCCATCCCCAACACCAGGTACTAGTGGTACAAATGATGATGGAGAAAATTTTACTACTATACCTATGGAGGGCGATCCTATTTACAACTCTGAATTAGCTACTCAAACTACACCACTTTGGATGGAGTTAAATGGTGTTCCAACAGACCAACCTATTCAAATTCAATTTTCAAAATTCACTGGATATTACTCTATAGACATGGACGTTTGGAAGTATGAAGTTGGGCTACCTTGGTTTAATTGTTATTCATATGGTAATGGCGTAGAGTCAGATAGAATAAGAGATGACTTTAATGCTCCTCAATTAGATAATGGCGTTAAAGTCTCTACAACATTTTCTGGTTACGGTGAGGAAAGAATAGGTAGTGGAATGATATACTCTGGTATATATAATTCAACATCACAAGTTAATGACTTGAATGAATTCAACATGTCTGAAAAGATTACCAAGAGTTTAAATCCTACTTACGGATCCATTCAGAGAATGAAGGTGAGAGACACCGATATGGTTGTCTTTACTGAAGACAAGGTGCTAAAAGTATTATCAAATAAAGATGCTGTATTTAATGCTGATGGTAATCCACAGCTAACAGCTACCGATAAAGTACTTGGACAAGTAGTTCCGTTTGTTGGTGACTATGGTATATCTAACAACCCAGAGTCGTTAGCTTGGGATCAATACAGAATGTATTTTACAGATAAACAGAGAGGTGCTGTTTTGAGATTATCAAGAGATGGACTAACACCTATATCAAGTGTTGGAATGAAAACTTGGTTTAGAGATAATTTAAATAAAACGGAGGACTTAGTAGGAACATTTGATACTGTAACTGGAGAATACAATCTAACGTTAAAGTTTAATAGTCAATTACTCAAAACTAATACTAGCGTCTCCTTTAACGAAGCTTCTAAAGGTTGGGTTAGTTTTAAATCATTTGTTCCAGATAGCGGGCTATCGGTTAGTGGGTCTTACTATACATCAAAGTTTGGTGGTATCTACGAACATCACGTTATAGAAGAGGCTACAAGCTCTGTTGTTGTCCCAAGAAATAAATGGTATAAAGAGGATCCTAAGGAATCATCTATAACTGTATTATTAAATGATTCACCTAGTCAGATTAAGTCATTCAAAACTATAAGCTACGAGGGTTCTCAAGCTAGAATAAACAAGTTCTTTGGAGAATCTACTCAAGCTCCAAACGGTGGGATAGAGTTTGATGCTGGTGGCTTTGCTATACAACCAACGTACTCTTCTTTTGTCGCAAATGATAATGAATACTACAATCTAATAGAAAAGAGAGGTTGGTACGCTTCTGACGTGGTAACAGACCTACAACAAGGTAAAGTAAATGAGTTTAAAGATAAAGAGGGAAAATGGTTCAATCAAATACAGGGTGTTGAATCATCTATAAACAACATAGATACTAGTGAGTTTACTGTTCAGGGAGTGGGTATGGTATCTGATGTTATATACACTGGTGATATTTATACTGGTGGACCAGATTGTTATGATGAAAATGGTAATTTAGTTGATTGCGATAGTGTTGAATGTATAGGTGAGGACTGTTGTGAGGGTGAGGATTGTGGATCATGGATTCAAGTTCTTGGTTGTATGGATGAGGATGCTGTTAATTTCCAGATCAACGCTAATACCGATGATGGTTCGTGTATATATAATGTAATGGGTTGTCTAGATCCGATAGATCCGAATTATAATCCTCTAGCTGATATTCAAGCTCCATCTGGTTCTGCTGATGCTTGTCAAGGTTATGTTTTTGGGTGTATGGATGAGAATGCATTTAATTATGATTCAACCGCTACAATCTCCGGGGTTTGTTGGGATAGTAACTATCTAATTATAGATTGCGTTGTTAATGGTGATAATGGTGTGGAAGTTAATCCTAATTTATTTATATTCTCTTATGATTTCGGCTCTCCACCCACATCATCGTGCATATACTGTGAAGATGCAAATGGAGATGGAGAGTGTGATGAGATAGTTGACTGTCCAGATGGATATGAGGAGCAAGATGGTGATTGCGTAGAAGTACCTAATGATGATGTTTATGGTTGCACAAATCCATGTTTAGAGAATTATAATCCATATGCAACCTTAGATGATGGTAGTTGTGGAGATTGTGTTCCAGGTATATGTGATAATTGTTTTGGCGATGATGTGATTGGATGCATGGATGATGGAGGTGTTTTAGCTGGTGGAACATATTTGACACCACAGTACCCAGGTAATCCTTCTTGTACATATAATCCAGATGCCACTATGATGGATTGGAGTATGTGTACGTATAGTTGTTATAGTGGTTGTACTGATTTTCAAGCTATTAATTTCTGTCCTACCTGCTTGTGGGATGATGGTAGTTGTGCTTACGATGAGATACCAATAGTTGGTTGCATGGATCAGGGTTACGTGGAGTATAATCCAACAGCTAACGTCCCATGTTTTGCGGGTGATGTTGATGAGTTTACACAAGAACCAATAGTGGCTGATGTGGGTAGTTGCTGTGAAAACTTAACTGTAGAACCGTGTACTCCAGGGCTTGATTGTGAGGAGATTGGTTGTATGGATGATACCGCAACAAACTACAATGAAGATGCGACAATACCTTGTGGTGGTGTGTTCACTTTAAATCCAACTGGGTGTTGTATTTACGATTATGATATCTTAGGTTGTACAGATGAAACGGCATTAAATTATGATGAGGATGCTACTTTTGATGATGGATCATGTGTTCCAACAATACCTGGCTGTACAGATGCAACAGCACAAAACTATAGTGAAATTGCAAACTTCAACGACGGTTCTTGTATTCCACATATATTTGGTTGTATAGATGAAACAATGTGGAACTACGATCCTAGTGCTACTATGGATGATGGTGGTTGTATACCTTATCTTTATGGTTGTATGGACCCTGACGCTACTAATTATGGACAAGGATATGTATTTGATTCAGACAATAACCAGATAACAGAGGATAGTCCTTATTGGGACGCAACAGTGTGGCCAGCTCAAGCGGAATACAATGGAAATGGAAACGTTTATTATACTTGTGAATTCCCAGATAGAAACGCTAAACTAAGAGCAAGCAGCACAGGAATCGACCCTGAATCTGAGTTAATATATGAAGAGTCCAACTTCTACTCATACGGTGGTCAAAGTGGGAATGACCCTTGGGATGATGATGATAACGATGGTATTCCTAATATATACGAAGATGATTGGACTTTCGACGACGAATAATTAAAATTAAAATTTAAAAATTATGCCTATAACAAATGATTTAAGTGGATGTAGAATAACTCGAGGACCTTCTGGTAACACAACTTACGCCACTGCTACAGCTGAACAGGACGCAGATTATCTCTATGCTCTTCCTGGAGTTGGTATGTTTGGTAGCAATGTTCTTGATAAGTCCTATCATTTCATGATACTACCCGCTGAAAGTGATATTGATCTAACAGGTGAGTTTCCAGATAACATGGTTGGTTGGCATCGGGTTGCTAGAAAGAATTTTAATATATCTGGTTACTCAGGTGAAGATCATTACCATTGGGCACTTCTCGATTCTGCTGGCAATCAAGCAGGTCTTAGCCCGTATGCTCGTACTTACCACACTGAACACCATGCTTATAACGTAAACATAGAAGATCAAGGCCCGGCTAAATATAGACATATATTTGGATCAATGAGTTATACTCCAGCGGTCTTCCAAGGAATGCCCATGCCTGGTGGTGGAGGTTATTCTCTTTATACAGAAGAGAAAGTTCTTGAACGTGGCGACCAACAACACCCAAACGCAATCACAAGTCCACCAGGTTTCTATTCTGTAGCAGCTGCTGGATATCCCTTTTGGCCAACTAATACTGGTATATTAGAGGCTTTTGGTGGTTCAACTCAAGTTACGTATGCAGGTATCAATTCTGATCTTAATAATGAGGGCTATAATCCTAACCAATATAGAACTATATACGGAACAGATTCTATGGATCAAGGTTACTTACCGGATCTCGATAATTTGGAAGCAGCTATTTTAGCTTACAACTCTCAACCTGGTCACGGAACGCTTGATTCAAGCTATTACTACGATGGTGCAATTTCAGGTGCAGGTGCAACAAGTACGAATACCGAGGTTGGTTTTCAAAGAGGTGCGGGCGCGAGGTGGTGTAGATTTCTTAAAGAGGTATTAATGGTAGACACTCGTGGTACTCTTGATAACGAAGGCGAAGAAGGTAATAGCGGTAACGCGGTTTGCGTTATAGGCATATTAAAACCAGACGCTCAACCACTATTATTTGATCTGTTTCCTAATACTACCAACATGTTCGTTGACGTTCATGGTAATTCTAGATTTGTAGTTGATCATTCTGCTTCCCACAGGTCTTTAAAAGAAAACATAATACAAGTTGGTAAATCCCCTAAAGGTTTCAACATATATAATTTTAATTATAAAAATAAAAAGAAATATGGATCAGCAACGTACCAGGGTGTTATATATGATGAGATACCAGAATACGCTAGAGGCGTAAATAAGTTTGGGGAAAGAGTTGCGGTAATGTCTGAATTAGATGTTGTATTCAAAAACATGGATTATGAGAAAAAGAAATAGAGTAACACCAATAGTAAATAGAAAAAGAAATACATCTCGTTATAGCAAGAGTATTATATCTAAAACCACTAATGTTATAAATCGTATTCAACTTAACATACCAACCGTTGGTACTCGCTCTTTACTAACAGCTTATGGAGGTTGGAATAAGTCTTCAAGTAGAGATTCTAGTCCAAAAAAAGATTTTTTTGTTTTCGAGGGTCAAGCTAGCTCTAGCTTTTCAAGCGTGGCTAAACTAGAAGTAGGAACTATTAAAGATGAAGATGACAAGTATGGTGGTGAAGCTTTTTATTTTATTAGTGAGCCAAAAATAAATTACAATTCTGGAGGATGTGTTGTTAAGTCTGAAGTTGTAGATAAAAAATTTAACAGTGAAGGTAGATTGATTTATTGTTGTTTAAAAATAAGATCAAAAAAAGTATCTAAAGATTCAACACCAAGTGTGGTGGATGTGAACTATAAGATTAAAAAGATAAAATTTGACAACACTCGCGGTGGCATAAAAAGTAGAGATAAACAAATACATGATATCACGTTTAGTAAACAACCGATATTAAGTAAAGGTGAAAAAAGAGAGTTCAATATAACTGGTGTACCAGGTTCTAAATTTCAAATAGCTATTAACGAAACAAAACCGACTGAAATCACGGATGGTGGTAATTCGTATCTACAGTTTAATAAAAGTGAAGATCAATCTATTATATCTAAACGTGGTGCAATGAATATTGAAGAAGGTAATATCGTGAAAGAGTCACATGATTACGGTAAAGAACTGGATACCATAAAAGGTGTTGTGGGTAAAGATGGATCTTTTAGATTTACGCAATCATTCCCATCTGTTGTTATTGTTAAATTGAAAAAGAATGGGAGTGGCGGTACAACGGCTCATGAGTTTTATTCTAACGTTGGAGTTGAAGATGGTGATAGATTAGTGTGGAAAGGTTTAGATTCAAAAAATGAGATTAAGGTTTCGAATGTTAATTCTAACGGCACCACAATAAATACAAATAAATCTGTAACAATACCTAACAACACGGTTGTTGAGGTTCATAGAAGTAGATATTATTCAATAGACTTTATAGAACATTTATGTGATAAACTTGGGGGAAGGATATCAAAAGAAAACCCAAGCTATACAATACCACAGTATAGAGACATAGTTGTAACGATAAAAAATAAACCTAGTGTAACAACATACACTATAACCCATCAAAATGGAGTGGCAACAGGTCTTAATCCAAATGATGATTACGATATTGCCTTTGCTGGAAAAGCTGGACAGGTTGGATCTGGAAGAAATAGTACTGATGTATTTAAAGTTAGGCTAACATTAACGATGGCTATTGGAAATTTTGAAGACAAAGTCTTACCAACGTGGAGTAGTAAAGATCAAGAAAAATCATTCTGGGAAAATTCAGTTACGTTAGATAATAATGGTACGCACGTGGAGATATCAAACATAGCTCTTGGTAACATCGGTAGTTCAACTATTGATTTTGACTATAACATTAGAGTTTACAAATATGGAACAGAGAGCTTAGACATCACGTTGCTCATGCAACAAATAGTTTCTCACATAGCTGATTCAATTCCTTAATAAAAATTAATAATATGGTACAATTAACATTTGCAAATGGAGATCCTAACATATCTATAGAGATTGGGGATTTAGTATATTATATATCTAATCCAAACACTAACTACGAGGGATCTGGTTTTGTAACGGGTGATGGAGCTGTTGGACAATCAACAATGGTATTGATAGGTCCGTGTAGTGCTATACATTTAGATAATGATCCGTCTCAATTAACAACAGTACCTGAGGGTGCGACTAATACCTTTACTATATTCTGTAATAATATAGATGCTATAATTCCTCCGCAACCTAATGATTATATATTTTTTATAAAAGACAATGACGTAGAACTATCTTCTGTTTTAGGTTATTATAGTAAAGTTACGATGAGAAATAATTCAACCGCAAAAGCAGAGTTATTTGCGGTATCTTCTGATTATTCAAACTCTAGTAAATAAGAAATAAAAAATGTAACTATACTATTAGTTAAATTTAATTAAATAGTATGATTTATTGCATAGATAGTTTTTTAGATACAGATGTATTTAAAAAAACAAAGAGTAAACTAGATAGTAATAGCTATGTAGAGTTCAAAACGCCTGGCAAATCCTTTTGGATACAAGAAGCCACAGGAGACTTCATAAATTACGTTTGTTTAAAACTAAGTAATTTTGAACAAAAAGAAATAATACCTATATTAGGGTTTTTTAGAGTATCAAACGAGGATGTTGACACTGAGTGGAGAATACATTCTGATTTAAATATAGCGGGTCACAAACCAGATAGAGCAGCTGTGTTATACATGTCACCTAAAGAAATGAGTGGGTTACATGGTACAGCTTTTTGGGACCATAAGAAGTACGGTAGGTCGTTACCGGATAACACGACGAATGAGGAGTATGATAGAATGATATTAAGTGAGGCTGAAAACCTAGATATGTGGACGTTAACTAGCGTTGTAGGTTACGAGCAAAATAGATTGATATCATATCCAGCTCCTTACTTTCATAGCAAATACCCTAACATAAGTTGGAAAAACGGTAGAGAGGTTTTTGTTATTTTTTATAAAATTAAATAAAATTAAATATGCATTTCAGAAAATTAAAAGAGAGTGATTGGGACACTCTCCAAAGCTGGTGGTCCACTTGGCCTGAATGGACAACACCTTCTAAAGACTTTTTACCAGGCGATGGAACAAGTGGTTTTATGGTAGAAAAAGACGGGCAACCCATAGTAGCTTGCTTTGTTTACTTAACAAACTCTAAAGCTGTTTTATTAGAGTGGATAATATCAAATCCTAATTATAGAGAAAGCGATAGGGGTTTAGCCATAGAAAAACTAATAGTAGACACTCAAGATATTGTTAAGAAATTAGGAATGAAATATATGTTTACTATAACGAGACACAAGCATTTATTAAAACTTCATGAAAAACTAGGGTGGACAAAAGACGAAACCCCATCACACGAATTAACAAAAATATTATAATATGGCAGCAGTAACAGCATTAGCAATAGGCGCAGCAGCTACGGTAGCAGGCACAGTTATATCCGCTCATGGTGCAAATAAAGAAAGAAAAAGAAACGAAGAGTTATCGAGAACATCGACAGCCGAGATGAATAGGTTGAAGGGTATATACAACAATTTAGACACGAGCAACCCATTTTTAAACATGACAAACAACATGTCTAGTTTAAGCAATCAATATGCTGGTTTAGAAAATACGATGGAAGATTTAACGGTCAACCAAAAGCAAGCTCAATTCCAAGCTGATCAATTTCAAAGAAGTCAAGCTAATATATTAGGTAGTCTTAGAGAAGCTTCTGGTGGTAGTGGTGTAGCAGCATTAGCACAATCATTATCTCAACAGGGTGAGATCGCCGCGCAAAAGTCTTCTGCTAGTATTGGAATGCAAGAGACTAGAAATAAAATGGCTTCAGCTCAACAAGCAAATCAACTACAAATGATGGAAGCTCAAGGTGCTGATAGAATACAAATGGCTCAAGCGCAAGAAGCAACTAGATTAGAGGGTATGGAGAGACAAGGTGAAGTCATGTCTAGAAACTGGAAGAGAGACGCTATAGCTACACAACTAGGTATGTCACAGCAAGAAACGGCCGCATACAACAATGCGGCTGGACAGGCTAATCAACAAATGTGGAACTCTATAGGTAGCGGTGTTCAAAACCTAGGTAGTATGGTTGCTGGATTCGGCGGCGGCGGTAGCGGCGGTGGTGGTGGTGGAACAACAAATAATTATTATGGTCCACAAGGCTAATTAAAATAAATAATATATGGGAGCAGATGCATTATTAGTACAAGGAGCAGGACAAGTAGCAGCTAGCCAAAGCGCTGGTAAGCTAGCTATGTCCGAAGCTATGCAAGACACGGCTGATTTTTTAGCCGACGGTATATCAGAGGTTATACAATCAAGAAACAAAGAGTTTAATTCTATAATGAAATCAGAACTTGAAAGAGATCCTGGTTTAACAGACGATGAATGGGACGAACTATATAAAGATCTCGAAGGTAGAAGAATGAGTTATGTTTATGGTAACAAGAAATTTAGAATAAAGGCAGAAAAGGATTTAACTAAAGAAGCTAGTGAAAGATTAAAAATAGAAGATGGTAAAAAGAATATAGCTAAAAATGGCATAGATGAGGATGGTTTTAAAAACAACGAAGACTTCATAGCTAGTGAAACCGGTAAAGATATAGAGGGTATAATAACAGGTGAAAACAAAGTTGTTTATGGTATCAATGGTAGACCGGGTTATATGGTTAGCCAAAACTCTTCTTATGTTGATGTAGCTACAGAAGGACCGCTAATTGGTGATCCTACTTTAGCTAGCTACCAAGAAGCTTGGGATGATGGTAGATTCACCGTGTCTAAAGATGGTAAAACAAAAACAGATGAATATGGAAATCAATATCCAAATACAGATGAGGGTTATAAAGAGTTTATAAACGCGTCTGAAGAGTGGTGGAAAAATGAACATATTAAAACAGGTGGTGACAAAAACTTAAACATAGACTCTCAAACAGGGAAGCAATCAACAAATAAAGTTTGGATGCCTATTGATAAGGTGGAAGAAATTGTTAAAGAGAACAGTGTTGACGTGCAATCCAAAAAAATTGTTGACGAAGTAGTTAATACTACTTCTAAAGACGCTAGCAACGTGTTGCCAGGTGAAGATAATGAGTTTAACTACGAAGCAACGCATAATGCTATTAAAACTCAAGTCGTTGGAAAGGGTAACGTTAGATCGTTAGCTAAGGACGAGATCATACCAGGTAGATCTTTTTATGATGACATGCAAGAGGCATTAGTTAATTCTTCTTATGAAGAAATGGGAATAGATATGAGCGAAGAGGATGCTAAGAAACTAGACCCAACACCAAAGACACCTATATCAAGTGAAGACGCTAAGGTTATAACTGATAAGTTAATGGGCGATGAAGACATGTTGAAAGATTACTTGGCCGATTACTATACAAACTACATGGAGCAAAACTATAACAACAGTTTAAAAGGCGATGCTGCAATGGATTTCTCTAGGAAAGAAAATTTCAACGAAGCATTTGGTGCTGCTAGAAAAAGATTTGGAGCTGGTAAGTCTTTTATTTGGAATGGTAAGAAGTACAGCACAAACACAGCGGAGGAAGATGAGAATGAATTCGCGTAGAATAAAACTATAAACAACACTATTTATTAACGGGTAACTAACGAAACAGGAAAATGGAAAAATACAAGATAATTGTAGATGGTAGAGAAATTGTTAAAAACGTCTCTCCAAATAAAAAAGATAAATTTTTTGAAAAATATCCCAACGCGGTTCTAGTATCTGATGAGCCGGGAAAGTCGCAAGGGACGAGTCAGTCCCAAAACAATCAACAAGAAAATACGGTATTAAAATCGGGAGATGGTTCATTGGAGCCAAAGAAGAATATTGACATAAAGCTAACCCCAGAAGAGGCTGAAGCTGAAGTTGATAATGATTCTAGATGGGCTAACTTCAAAGACAATATTGACCACGCGGTAATGAAGCATGGTAACATAAAAGCTAACTTAGCTTGGGGTACCATAAAAAGAATTGGGAGTTGGTTTGAGGAAGGTCAAGAAGAAGATGATGACAAGCACAGTGTAATGAATCAAAAGATAAGTGAGTTTACTGGTTTGAATCCTGATAATATATTTGTTGACTTTACAGCAGACATGACTAGAGCTGTTCAGAAGGGTTGGGCTATATCACAGGGTAGTGAAGCCTCTATAAACATACAACAGGCTCAAGCTAAAGGAGAGATGCCCGATGAAGAAGATATAAAGAAACTTTATAAAAACGCACTAATATTAGAAAAACTAGGTACAACAGATGAGGTTAGAGGTTACGCTGAAAAATACGAAGGGTATAAAGAAAAATATGGTGGTGTTATGGCTTGGACTATGGCTGCCGCAGAGAACCCAACGTTCTTAATTCAAACATCAGCTGAATCACTATCTAACATGGGTAGTCACTTGATTAATAGTCCAACAACATTAAAAAGAGCTGTTGGTTATGGAACAGCTGTAGGTAGTGCCGCAGCTACCACGGTTGCTGTAGGTGGACAATTAGGTCCGCAAGCTCTTGTCCCTGAAGAATTAGTAACGGTACCAGGAGCCTTTGGAGCTGGTTTTATTGGTGGTTTTTTTGGCGCAATATCAGGTTCAATGGAACAGAGCTTAACCTTCACAGAGCTATTACAAGAAGAGTTAACTAGAGATGGTAAAGAGTTTACACCTGAAAATATAAAAGCATTATTGCTGGATGATGAAATAATAAAACACAAAGACCCACGTTTTGGAGCGTTGGATATAGAAGGAACTAAATCTGAGGTATTTAGAAAACGAGCGTTTAGAAGAGGTTTAGCAATTGGATTTGTTGACGGAACTATAGGCGCAATAACAAAAGCTAGAGTTGGGTTTTTATTTAAGTCACAGAAAAACTTAAGAAAAGTAACAACAATAAAAGGTAGGAAAGTAGTACCAACCAAAGGTGTTATAGCTGCCGAAGGTACAGCACTTGGAGTTGGAGGTGGATTAGGTAGTGAAGTTGCTGGTCAAACCGCTGGAGGTCAAGAGTATGACGCTGGAGAAATACTAACAGAAGGTTTTGCGGAAAAAGCTGTAGCATTAACAGGTGTAACAACAGTTCCAACACTACTAAAAAAATCTCCTAAGTATACTGTTAACGGCGAACAAATGGGAGAGCAGAACTTTATGGACATGCTTAGTGATATGTCTGATATAGAGATAATGGAAGCTATGTCTAAGGGTCAAATAAAGATAGAGAATAATAGTAACTTAGAAAGCATCGTTAACAATAGAATAAATGATGGTTACTTAGACTCACAGATAGATAAAAAAGTTGTTGACCCAGCTGAGAGAAAACGTTTAGTTGAACTAGAAAAGCAAAGAAAAAAACTAGAACAAAAACAAAAAGATAATTCTTTATTTAGCAATCAAAATTCTATTGAAGAAAAATTAATAGAAATTGAAAAGGAAATAAATCAAATAGTTGGTAGTTTTACAGCTATAGATGGTAGAACAAAAGATGTAAAAGCAAATGTTAAACTGCAAGAGCAGGGTACTAATGCTATGATAGATCTTATACTTCAACCAACAAGTGAGTTTATTAATAAAAACTTAAAGTTTGTTAACAAGGGTAATAATAAACTTGGTTATGCTAACACGGTTGAAGAGGCTAAAGCTATGCACGACAACTACGTTGATGAGTACAACAAGAATTTAAAACCAGGAGAAAAACCTATGAAGAAATACACTTTAGAAGAGATGTCTAAAGTTGATGGTTTTAGAATAGGTGGTTTATACGTTATTAATAAAAAAGTGGCCGCAGCAAAAGGACAGATAAATGTTGGTGGTCATGAGTTGTTGCATGGTATTGTTGATGGTTTCTTTGAGGAACTTGATGTTGATGCTAGAAAAGCTTTGGTTAAAGATTTTAGATCATCATTATCAAAGAAGCAAGAAAGCTGGATACTAAAACAAATGGGAGCTAGGGGTCAAAACTGGGTTGATGCCAACGCTGATAGTACAGTTGAATGGTTTAATATATTTTCAGATGGTATAAAGAAGGAAAATGAAAAAGCTGGAACTGGTATATCTTTTGATGAAGGTGTTTTTCAAAAAATAGGTTTAGCAATTGAAGAGATATTAAGAAGATTGAGTGAAGCTGGTTTTATAGGGGAGGGTAACGCTTTGTATAGAAAAGAGTTCGCTAACGGAAGACAGGTTTATAACTTTTTAAAAGACTATAATAATAGTATAGAGAAAAATACAGAGCTTAGTTCTCGTGTTCAAAAAATGGCTGATGTCAGTGCTGTTGCGGAAGAAAAGAAAGGAAAGAAAAAAGAAACACAACTATCTCAATCAGTAGATGTTGATAGTGACCAATTTCAAGACATGACCCCAGCTGAGATACTGGACTCACTCAGTGAAGACGCTAAAACAAAGGAAGAGTTTTATGGAGGTAGAAAGAAAGCTGATAACGCAAGAGAAAATTCAGCTTACTCTAAAACATGGATAGCTTTGTATGATGGAAGTTTAGATAGGTTCTTCGCTAAGAACACCACTGAAGCTCAAAAAAATATAATGAGAGAAGTTTTAGCGGAAAGATTAAAAAACTGGGACCCAGCTAAAACACCAAACCTATCTAAGTGGTTTATGGGTGGTAGCGGTGTTCAAGGTAATATAGATTATGCTAGAATGGTAGCTAACAAAAAGTTATTCATAGAGAGTGACAAGAAGAATAAAACTGTTAGAGGTGATAGAGTTAAGGAAACAGGTAGAACAGTTATGGAGGATGTTGCTGGAACACAAGAGGACACAGCAACAACAGCATTCGAAGAACAAGATGTTTCAATTAGTCAACAAGTTAAAGACATTGCTAGTAAAAAACAACCCTCTAAAAAACAAACAGTTAGAGATGTTCTGAGAAAACAAGGGAAGTTTGTTGATGAAGTTTTAAGCTTTCCTAAGAAAGTTATAAACTCCGTGTCTGAAGCTATTAAGAAAGTTAAATTTGATTTTGCTGGTAAAACATATTTAGATATTAAAAACGATGTTGTGTCTCAAGCAACAGATGCTAACACTAGGAAACAAGTTAAGCCAACAGGTGCTTTTTATAAAGCTCTAGAGATTGTATCTAAGGAGGTTTTTGGTGTTGACCCTAAAAGTATTATAGCTAAAGCTCAAAACCTATCTAAGAATGAATCTAACGGTGCTAGGAAAAAGATATCTGATATAGCAAAAGAGATAGGTCCTAAAAATTTAATTAAAAATATCCTACCAAAAGCTCAAACAGAAAGCGGTCAAGCAACTGGAATAGCAAAAACTTTATTAAAAGCGTTTTACGATAAAGTACCCATAAGACTCCCTAATAAATATGCACAAAGAAAAAAGGTTGGTTTAACAGACGAGCAGATACTAGCAACTTTTGGTATCAATCCTGATTACAGTTTAATGGATCATAATAGAAAGTTTGATGGACCAATAAAAGGTTTTATAGTTCAATCATCTACGCTATCAACTAATCAAACGTTAAGAGAACAAGCTGTTGAAAATAAACTAGAAGAACTTCTTGAGACAAATGATAAAGCTACCATAGAAGAAGCTATCAACGCGGTTGGTAGTGATGTTCAAACTATTGGTGTTGGTAAATCTGATACTATGTTTAGTATGAGCTTGAGTCAAGTAGAAGAAATATTTGTTAATGATAACTTTCATATAGAGGGTAAAGGTAAGGACAAGGTTTTGGTTATTCATAATCAAGATAAAACATTTAGAATAACACAAGAAAACGCTGATCAAGATTTAGATGCTTACGTTGAGATGTTAAAGAAAGATGTATTCGTGCTTTTACCAAAAGAAGCTTTCTTTGGCCCAAGTGGTGGAACAGCTTTCACTAGCACTAGTAAGATATTTGGTTTAAGTTCTTTGAAAGATGAGAATGGTAAAACAATAAAAGATGCTAACGGTAAAAGCATTCAAGATCCATTGTGGATAAAGATTCAAGAAAGAATCAAGGCTTTAAAAGATGACGGTAGCATACAGTATGGTGAACCAATACCGGGTGTAGATTCAAGTACGATATGGAATCTAAGAAGTAAGTATGGTAGTATGTTTAGTACGCCAGCTAAGATAAAAGCCAATAAAAAAGAAATAAAAGAATTCAACAGACAAGTTGCGGCTATACATAGAGCGCTGTGGGAAAGAATAAATACTTCAATAAAAAAATCTAAAGGTAAGTCAGCGCCAGGTATAGCAACCTACTTAGGTATAGTAGCAAACGACAGAACACATTGGCACAAACTAGGAGCTCAGGTAGTGGGTTTCTCTAAAACAATAAATAAATACAAAGACAAGAATGGCAAAGTAAAAGAAGCTAGATATGAATTAGAGCACGCTATGCCAGCAACAAATGCTTACTTATATTTACTAGACGCTGCTCTCAGTAAAGATGTTAACTTCAACGCAACATACGATTTAATTATAGATAACTACAAGCTTATAGCTCTAGATAAAGCTATGGATAGAAAGTTAGTTAACGCTAAAACAAAGTCTGGTTACAGTCTTCAAAAAAGAATGCCAGACAACTGGAGTGTTGTTGATGGTAGGTGGTGGGAAAGATACTTTAATCCTGCTGTCGCTGCTTTTGATGGTGGTATAGACCCATCTTCAATAGAAACAATTGATGGTCAAACGTTAGCTGAGGAGTTTGATATAAAAAGTGATGGTAGACCATCTATAATGAAAGAGTCTAGATCGGAGGTTGGTATTAATAATAACATACTTAAAGCGTTTGAAAAACAAGCTGAATTAATTAAAAAGCAAAACAGAGAGATACAAGCTGATTTAGAGAGTAGAGGCTATAAGTTTATTGAAAGTAAAACTAAACTAAGCCAAAGTCCAGATGCGAAAGGTATGTCTACATTTGACTTTGACGAAACCGTTGGAGTTAGTGAGAACTTTGTTATAGCTAAAAAGGGTAATGACATCAAACGTATACCATCTAACGAGTGGCCGTTTGTTGGTGAGCAGTTAGCTGAAGAGGGTTATAAGTTTGACTTTACTGATTTTAATAAAGTCACGAAGGGTAAACCTGGTCCTTTATTTGAGAAAATGAAAAATCAAATTAAAAAGTATGGACCTGAGAATGTTTTTATATTAACAGCTAGAGCACCACAAAGTGAAAAGGCTATACACGATTGGTTAGCTAGCAATGGTATAAACATACCTAGAAAAAATGTAACTGGACTAGGCAATAGCACTGGACAAGCAAAAGCTAATTGGATGTTAGAAAAGTTTGCTGAAGGATATAATGATATGTACTTTGTAGATGATGCACTACCAAATGTGAAGGCTGTTAAAAATGTACTAGATCAACTGGATATTAAATCTAAAGTAGTGCAAGCTAAGTTTAGTCAATCGTTAGATGTTGATATTGAATTTAACGACATGCTTGAAAGAAAGAAAGGTATGGATTCAAAAAGAGTTGTGGGTTCAGAAGAGGCTAGAAAAATGGGTCAAAAGAAAGGAAGATGGAAACTTTTTGTTCCACCATCAGCTGAGGATTTCAAAGGCTTATTGTATTCGTTTTTAGGAAGAGGAAAGATAGGTGAGGCTGATATGGCATTTTTTAAGAAAACATTACTAGATCCATTCGCTAAGGGTATTAGAGCTTGGAACACGTACAAGCAAAGCATGGTAGATGATTATGCTGCGTTGCAAAAGAAATATCCAGCTGTAGTCAAGATGTTAAATAAGAAGGTTGGTAAAACAGCTTTCACTGTTGACACAGCTATAAGGGTTTATCTTTGGGATAAAGCTGGTTTTGAAATCCCAGGTATATCGCAAGAATTAAAAAATAAATTAATAAACTATGTTAACTCAAATCAAGATCTAGTTGCTTTTGCTGAGGTTCTTAGTGCTATCACGAAAACAAAAGAAGGCTATATAAAACCTAGCAAGGGGTGGGGTGTGGAAACTATATCTAACGATTTGAATAACATTGTGGGTAAGGTTGGTAGAAAAAGATTTTTACAAGAATGGATATCTAATATTGATATTATATTTTCAGAAAAAAACCTAAACAAGATAGAGGCTATATATGGAACTGGGTTTAGAGATGCTTTGGAGAATATAATTTATAGAATGAAAAACGGTACTAATAGAATTACTGGTAGTGATAAGAACGTTAATCGAATGATGAACTGGATTAATGGCTCTATTGGTGCTATCATGTTCGTTAACATGCGATCGGCATTACTGCAAACCATATCCACCGTCAACTTTATAAATTGGAGTGATAATAATGTTTTTAAAGCGGCTGCTGCTTTTGCTAACCAAAAACAATTCTGGGCTGACTTCGCTATGTTGTTTAATTCCGCTCAACTAAAACAAAGAAGATCTGGATTACAAATAGATGTTTCAGCGTCGGAGCTATCAAAAGCTTTCGCTGACGGAAAGGGTACACCACAGTCAGTTTTAGCTTGGTTACTTGAAAAGGGTTTTACACCAACCAAAATTGCTGATAGTTTTGCTATAGCTTTTGGTGGTGCTACGTTTATTAGAAACAGAATAAACACATACATAAAACAAGGCATGTCTGAAGCTAAAGCTAAAGAAAAAGCAATGTTTGATTTTCAAGAGATCGCTGAGGAAACGCAGCAGTCTTCAAGAGAGGATTTAATATCACAACAGCAAGCTGGTCCATTAGGTAGATTAATATTAGCTTTTCAAAACGTTACAATGCAGTATACTCGTTTAACAAAGAAAGCTTTGTCTGATATAGTTAATCGTAGAGGAGATATGAAGACAAATATTTCAAAACTAATGTACTATGGTTTTGTTCAAAACTTAATATTTGGAGCATTACAATCTGGTTTAATGTTTATGTTATTTGGTTGGAACGAAGAAGATGAAGATGAAAAGAAAAAAACAAGGGGTGTTTTGAATGGTGCTTTAGATTCGTTCTTAAGAGGTACCGGTATATACGGTGCTATGGCTTCCACTTTAAAAAACACTATATTAAAGTGGCAAGAACAAAGAGAGAAAAAGTGGGGACAAAGAGAAGATGGTAGAATAATACTTGAAGCTATAAACCTATCACCACCTATTGGTAGTAAGCTTAGAAAAATATACAACGCTGTTAAAACAGAACAGTATAATAAAGGTGTTAGTAAGGAGATAGGTTGGAGGATAGAAAATCCAACGCTTTCAGCGGTAGCAAATGTGGTTGAAGCTTTATTTAATATACCTATAGCAAGGATAGTAAACAAAGCTAACAATGTAGAAGAAGCAGTAACCGGTAATCACCAGATGTGGCAAAGGGTTGCATTAGCTCTAGGTTGGAGCAGGTGGAGTATTGGTGTTAAAGATGAGGAGTTGGAGCAAGCGAAAAGTGATGCTAAAGAAACAAGAAAAGAAGATAAGAAAAAAGAAAAACAATTAGAAAAAGAACAAAGGAAAAAAGAGGGGTACAAAACAATTAGATGTTCTGGTCGAAACTCATCTGGTAAAAGATGTGGTTTAACAACGGAGACAAAAGCTAAAACATGGAAGTGTTTTCATCACTCAGCGTTTAAAGATGGTATGGATAGAGATGGAGATGGACTAAAAGAATACCGCTGCACCGGTAAGACTTCGTCCGGCAAAAGATGTAAAAACAAAACAGAGAACAAAAATAAAAGATGTTACGCTCATCAATAAACGTGTAATAATAATAGTATAACAAAAACTTTAAAATATGATAAATTGGATAAACTCCTGGAGATCTGGGAATAAGAAAGATAGATATGAAATAGCGTTAAGAGTAAGTACTCTAACTATATTTGAATTAATGTTTTGCCCTTGTTGGGTTTGTAAAAACAAAAAGAAAAGTTGTGTAAGGTTTAGACTTATGATTTTAAATTTTGGGTTTGAAATATAATGTGTCCTTGTCCGATATGTGTGACAGCAATCGTTCTTGCAGCATGTAGTTATAAATTATTAAAATAAAACAAATGGCATTAGAATTACCATACACAAATGCAGCTGGTGTAGAAGCTAGAGAAGCTTATCACAGAATAGAAAATGTAGATTATAGATACTCCGATGGACACAGTAGGGTGTACGTTAGTGTTTATTTAACTGAAAGACTAGCTGTTCAAGGGGCTGACCCTATAGATGCTTATAGTACTGATTTTACGATGAATACTAGGATTAATCAGAATATAGCAGAACAGGCGTATAACGCTGTTAAAACAAAGTCTATTGTAACTGATGCTAAAGGTAGACAAAGGAACATGGATTTTAGCAAAGCAAAAGATGTATAATGAATACTCATATTAAATTAAACTCTATATCTAAAGATCTTTACAATAAGATATGGGACGACTGTGATCAAAATGAAAGAATAGAGGTTTTTAAAAAATACGAAGAACTAAATAGCGAATGAAATGGATAGGTCAACATATATGGGATTTTATATCTAGGTTTCGAAACGACGTGTATTTAGAAGATCTAAGTACAACGACGGAAACCAACGTGCTCGTTGTTGACTCTGATGGTAAAGTTAGTAAGAATACAACAACTGTAGGTGGTGATATAACTGAGGTTGTTGCTGGTACCGGTATATCAGGTGGAGGTGCTGGTCCTGGAGCTGTAACTGTTAATGCGAACTTAGGAGCTGGTCTCATAAACTATGTTGGTGCTTATGGTAGTTATTCCGCTAATCACACTAGAGTAGATTTAACCCAAGGTATTTATAATGGTAGTGGAGTTGGAATGTTACAAAACGGTTCCACTAATCAAGTTGATATTTTTAGTGGTGTAAACGCTAGTGTTTTAAATGGTTTAACTAGGTTAACTAGAAACTCAGGTTTTGGAAACTTCTCTAATGGTGATGGTATTACAGGTACAACAGGTGGATACAACGATGTCATCTACTACAACCCAACTAGTGGTAATAAATCATTATCAGGTATTAGTATTAGTTACTTAAAATCTTTAGATGGTGATTTTACTAGTGGCACACTGAGTGTTTTTGGTGGATCATTTAGTTTAATGGATTTTGGTAGTAACGCTGGTGCGGTAAATTTTCAGACAGCGGTAAAAGCTACAGTTCTAGGAAACACCACTGGAACAAGCTGGGGAGCTGGAGTTGATGTTGATGTTTCTGGATGTGACACCAACGGTGCAACAGAAATAAAAACCCTAGACACTGGTTCTGATGTAGCTCATTTATCGTTTGATATTAATGGTGATATATTTTTAGACCCAGATGCAAATGTTTTTATTAACAGCTCCAAGGTAACACAAACATATTCGGCTGACGGTGGTACTGATACAGCTTTTTTATTACAAGCTAGCACGGGTCAACAAGACAACTCTACGCTCGTTGGTTGGGGAGCTTCTATTTCTAATGGTAGTAATAATATTAATGCTGGTCAAACAGTAAATGTAAAAGGTATTTACCAAACAGTTGATGATTATGCAACTGGTAATGTTGGTGATAGTAAACTATATGGTTTACAACAAATAATGAGTTTCAGTGGAGCGGGTGGTAACACAGAGGGTTACGGTATTCACACTACACTAGCGGGTGGGGACGTTGGTAATAACGTTGGGTTATATCAAAAAATATCTGACGGAAGTTTAGATTTAAAATTTGTTAGCTTTGCTAATACCGCTGATTATTTTAGTGTAGCAACAACTACCAACGGAGCAACAACTATAAAAACAGTAGATGCTGATTCTGATTTAGCTAATTTAAATTTAGAGGTTGATGGTGTTTTATTTGTTGATTCTAAAAGATTGTCATATACTGAACCGGGTTCTAATATAGGTTTTTATAAGTTCTTTTCAATTGCTGATAGTGCTGATTACTTTAGAATAGGTCTTGGAGAGAATGGTAACGTCGTGCTTGAAACAGTTGACGCGGTTGGTAATGAGGGTGATTTTCACATACAGGCTGACGGCGCTGTCGATATTGACTCAGCTAGTGGAGAGGATATAACAATCGACTCCGGTGGTAATATAAAATTAGAACCGGCTAGTGGGAGCAACATACTGCTAGACGGAACAGTTACTGTTGATGCAGGTAGTGTTACTGGTTTAACAACACTTGGTGTTGATAGTGTTAATATAACGGCGGTGCAAACATCTTCTGAATCTTTTTCAAATGATGATACTAGCATAATGACATCAGCTGCTATTGATGACAGAATACCAGATGAAACAACAGCTAATAATGAAACTTTTGTTTTAAAAACAGCTAAAGTAACTATCACACAAGCTCAATGGAACTCACTACACACAACACCTATAGATCTCGTGGCAGCTCCTGGAGCAAACAAGCAGATAGTACCTATCAGTGGAACTCTCGCTGTAGATAGACTTACAACACAGGCTAATGCGTTAGCAGATTTAAATGTACACTATGATCTAGGAGGTGGTGTTGGTTCATACTTTACAAATATATACATGCATGTTAGAAGGTTTATGTGGAACAAAAGTACTGATATCACATATAGTCTCGCGCCGTTTTCATATGAAATAGCGCAAAGCAAAACAGTATTTCAAAATAAAAAACTACAAGTTAGTGTTGATGCTGAGTTGAGAGATAGCGGCGGGACACAAAACTGTATAGGAGATTCAGATATTTACATATCTTATTACATATTAGATATGTCTTAAAATTACAAGTTATGAGTATAGACCCTAAAACAAGTCAACAGTTCTATGTAACCACGGGATCAGGTGATGACAAAATAGATTCAAATAAAAAAACAGATTTAGAAACGTTGTTCACAGCGGATAAAAGTAAAGGTAACACTCATGTTATAAACGATCCAACATTGGGACCGCTTGTCTTGAATATGCAAAGAATGCAGGACGACGAAGACAACACTAGGACTTTCATACAAAATGAAGACGAGGTGTTAAACGTTATTAAAGGTACATTCCCAAGTGGATGCATTTACCACCCTGGAAATAGTAAATGGATTATACCTTGGACTCGCACAGAGTGGATGGGAGGGTTTGTTGATCACAAAGGTGGTGGTGCTTATTGGGGTTTTAACAAAAACACATATGGAGCTAAAGATCTAATTGGCAACTTAATGTGGGTGGAAAAGGTTATACCAATTGGCTTTCAAGTATATCGAGTATACGTTTTTGGAAGCAATGCTGGTGGCGCTGGAAATGAAAGTCAATTTAGAAGTTATGCTAGTACATTAATTTCTAACACTAACACAGGCGCTGGAGATAGTAGTAATGCTAAGAAGAAAGTCAACACAGAACATCAATCCATGGATAGCACTGTTATTAGCAGTGGAGCTTTAAATGGAGATGGATTAAAAACTATACGAGTAGAAGCGGGGTTTGGTGATAAAAATGATGTACTATATGGAGGAATAATAGAACTAACACAGATATAATTATGGCGTTATTAATAATCAACACGACTAATGCAGCTGACACATTGTTAGCTAGAGCAACAACAGTTCAAAGGTCTACAGCTATTGGAGATATAAATAGTATTAGAATTACTAATACATCTACCAACGCTGCTGTAGTAAGTTTGTTTTATGACAACGCCGCTGGGGTGGATTTTTATATAATTAAAAACGTCAACATACCTGTTGGAGCGGCAATATTTCTTGATCAAGATCTAAGTTTTAATAGATCGGCTTATGACTTGAAAGTAACAAACAGCGGGAGCAGCCCTTCGTTAACTATAATAATTAAATAAATGGAATTAGAAGTAATTAGAATAAGTAGTGGTTCTGATAGTACAAATGGTGTATTATTGGAGCTAGACAGATTAGCACCAGCTCCTCACGCAGAGGGATTTAGGTGTAAGAGAACATTTTTAGCATATACATTAGAAGATGAACATCGAAATGAAAAAGTATACGGAGAAACTAGAATACCTAATGGGACATATAAATTGGGTCTCAGAAAAACTGGGGGATATCACCAGAAATATAGTAAACGATTTACTGATATTCATATTGGCATGCTGCACGTGCTTGACGTTCCTGGTTTTGAGTACATTCTTATTCACTGTGGAAATACTGATGAGCATACGGCGGGTTGTCTTCTCGTTGGAGACTCCCAGGAAAATAACCAAATCACGAAGGACGGTTTTATAGGTAAATCAACTCAAGCATATAAAAGAATATATCCACGAATAGCAGAGGCTATTGAATGTGGAGAAGAGGTAACAATAAGATATAAAACTATATAATGGCCAAAAGATCTTCATTTGTATTTATGGAAAAGAAACGTGTAAAAAGAGGTGTACACGCTAAATCAAAGACCTCAGTGTTTAAAGGTAGTGACAACTACAAAAAGAAATATAGAGGACAAGGAAAATGAAAAAAATTATAATATTATTTTTACTAATTAGTACGGTTTGTACCGCTCAGTTAAAAGACTTTTTTAAGTATTCGACGTTTTATACGTCTATGACTATGAACACTTCTTTTACAGAGAGAGATAACTATACAGCGGTTGATAAAGGTTATGAAGATATAACAAAGGTTAACCTATACGATTATAACTTAACGCTGGGATTGCGCAAAATAGCAAGATTTGATTATGAATATAAAGTTAAGACATTTTACACGGGAACCGAAGACAACGTTGCTGATGCTGTTACTATTGGTAATAGCAATGGCTGGGAGTATTTACTTAGTTATTCGTTTATACGTAATCGTGGCGATAAGTTTACTGAACAAAATTTTTGGCTTAGATATCTTGGGGATAGATGTGTAACTAAACTACAATACACAGACAACCAAAGGGTTAATCTTAGATTTATGTCTTTTGACACTAGGTTTAGAATTAACAAGGGTAATTGGGATTTAACATTTGGAGCTGTCGGCAGATTACACCCTGTTTATGGTATAACTCCAATAGATGATTTCTGGGCACCAGGAGAAAACACATTTCAAGACTTAGCGGAAGACTTTGGTTATGCCGCAGAACCTTGGATGCAAGGATTTTATATCGACCAGAATTGGTACGATGTTAGTGGTG